CAACAGATATAAAAAGCCGCATATAGCGGATTCAATCAACAAACAAACAAAGGTAAACAACAAATGTCACATACGATAACAGGTAAACTAAATAAAGCCGCCCGCCAACACCAAAACAATAGCGGCACTACATTTTTTGTAACGATTGGTGAAAAGAATTACAACTATAAAACAAAAGCTAATGAGTGGACGAATTACGATGTTGCACTGTTTGCCAAAGATACACAAATTCAGTTTTATGCTGACAACTTAGTCGAAGGTGCGATTTTAAGCGTTAGTGGCAAAGGTCTTTTAATAGATGTAAGTAATCCGCAGTATCCAAAGCTTGTATTACAAGACGCGTCTATGACATTTATTAGTAATGATAGCGCCGGAGCGCCAGCACAGCAGCCACAACAACAGCAGCAACAACAACAACAACAAGGTGGTTTCCAACAAGTGCCAGCACAGCAAGGTTTTCAGCAGCAACAACCAGCACAACAAGGCTTTCAACCTCAACAACAAGGGGGATTTCAACAACAGCCGGGAAAGTAATTACAGATTTTGATGACGATATACCATTCTAATTCGTACTAGATAAACGCACAGGGAAGTGCAGCACAAATTAATTTACTAAATATTCAATATTGTTATTGCTTTACTCGGTAAACCTGATAGTATTAGGTTTATCAGCTAAGGGATGAACCTTTAGCAAATTAATAAAGGCTAATAAAATGAGAATTATACCAACGTTTGAAAAAGTTGAAGAAGTTGCGAAAGAGTTAAATATAAAAGTTGAATTGGATGATTTTGGCGGTGTAGGTATCTTAACTGGCCGTGGTAGTTTTCGTTATTGTGACAACATCCCGCTTGGTGATTTTGCGGTGGTCAGCAGCTACAAGTCGATTGAAGAGTTAGAAATTGACTCAGAAAACCGCATTAAAAGTTTTTTAAGAAAAGCAATTAAGGGGTAAGTAATGATTAAAGTAACAGAGGTTCAGTATAACGGTCTTATTGACCGGGCGCGCATGGCAGGTCACAATTTGATTATAAATTCTGCCAATGGTCGCACGGACGTTTATATAAACGGCACTAATATTTTAATAGCGCGAAAGTATGAGGAAACAGACGGCATTAATGAGTGCTTTGAAATTGATGGTAATGTTGTATTTGAAATTGATGGCGATGTTGTATTTGATGCAGAATCATCAAAGGCTATTCATTGATGTTGATGTTTTTATTAATATACCCGGTTGTCGTTTGCGTATCGGCAGCCGTGGTTATTTATCTTGCATTAAATTGGTGTATCAAGTGTAAATACTGCGATAGCGAGATAGAAGTATCTAACCGGGTTTGCGTTCAATGCCACACTAAAGAAATGAGTGATTAAAATAAATAGACTTTATCTTGATTGATACTTGCTTTACTCGGTAAATTGAATTAAGCTTAATTTATCAACTCAAGAGGCTATCAAAATGACAGATTCAGAGAGAGATTTACTTAACAGGCATAAGAGCGACAATACATCAAAGTTATTTGTTTTATGGTTTGCAGTGTTATGCGTGGTGGGTAAGTTACTTGACTGTAACGGTGATTTTGTAGAGGTTGTTTACTGCATCACAGTATCAACAGCCTTGGCGTATTACGTATGGTTACTATACGTAAGGTTAACATTTGTAAAAGTATATGGCTTTCAGATAAGCAATAAAAGCTAAGTCACTTTAATTATTTAACTAATGAACAACAAAAGGTATATTGAAAATGTTACGAGATACTAAAGAAAAAATGCTTGCTTATGCTAATACTCTGCCGCCATCATCAGCGCGCGCTCAGTGTAACTTAATGGCAAATTTAACTGTCGGCAGCCACAAGACAATAGCTAACGCAATTACTAATGACCATTACACAATTAGCGACGCTAAACGCGTGTGTAAATTAATGGTTGATGCTGGATGCGCAAAAGAACTGAACGCAAAAGAAAATTCTTACGGTACATTTGTTTTTGAAGATGGCTCAAAACTATAAAACAAGAGGTAATAAATGGATAAGCAACAACTAACTGAATTAATCATAATACCAACCCTAAAAGAAATACCTAAAGGCTATTCAGAGGAGGCGGTAAAAGCTATTCAAATGATAATAGCCCATGAGTCAATGCAAGGTCACTTTATAAAGCAAGCCAAGGGCGGGCCAGCGTTAGGTATTATACAAATGGAACCATTGACGCATAGTGATGTGTGGAGGCATGGCGATAGTATACAAAAGAACGCTGAGTTATTACATATAGTAACTAGGGGTACTGGTGTGATGAATGTACCGTCACCACGAAGATTGATTTATGATTTAAGATATAATGTTTTTATGGCACGACAAAAGTTGTTTATGGCCCAAGGTGCATTACCGAATGATTCGGTTGATATGAGTAAGTATCTAAAGAAGCACTGGAACGGCCCGGGTAGGGCTACGGCGCAAGATTATTTACTTGCATATTTGGGGTGGAATTAATTATGAGTGTATTTTCTGCGGTGTGGAAGGGCGTTAAAACTATATTTGGCGCTAACCCAGAGAAGGGCGCTGATATGCTATCTGGCGTAGGCAGCTTTATTGATGAGTCGTTTTACACTGAACAAGAAAAATCCGAGGCGGCAATTAAGGTTTTAGATTTTAAACTTAAGTGGATGAATGCAACTCAAGGTCAAAACTTAGCACGTCGATACTGTGCGATAATGTTTGGCCTTAATTTTATATTCACTTTCCAAGTAGGATTGATGCTGATTGTGTATGGGTATTTTACAGGTAGCGATACAAAAGCGGTGATAGATTTAATTATAGGCTGGGTGACGGCATTCCAACTTGGCTGGATAATGTTGGCAATAATTGGCTTTTACTTTTGTAAAGAGTTTACGTCAAGCAATAAAAAATGATAGACTAAGCAGGATTTTAACAACTATGAGCATTTTACAATGGACAACATCAATTCAATTAGTACAGGAAAGCGCAAGCGAACTTCTACAAAACCCACAAAACGCAAATAGTGAATTATTTACTGCTTATTTAGTTTTATCGTTATTGTTAAAAAGGTCATCCTATGCGGTGGCCTTTTTTGTTAGCTGCATGTTATTTGAGTTAAAGATATTTGATATATTGACTAGTTGCAGTCTATATCTATTGACATTTGTCATTTACTCATACGTGTTTACATGCTGTGAAAACAATAAAAGTAAGGTAGCGTGTGCTATAATCCTTTTTTTATCAATCATCCATTGTCTTTACTATTTTGCCTTTTTCATTTCGATGATGCTGTAACACTTCATCGAGCAATTCCCTTAAACCTGCGAATATCTTAAACTTGCCCTTGCTCATTAGGTCGCGTATTTCATAAAGCCCCGCCTCTACACCGTTAGAGCCATCTTCCCATGTAGCCCGCTCATCTAGCATATTAAAACCTGCTTCTGTGTAGTATTGCATTTGCTGCTTACCTGAGCCTTTTTCTGTTTGCAACCCGTCGAGTGGCCACGATGTGGGGATACCCTCCGCCCAACATTTAACGGAACCCCAAGCCTCATTCGGTGAGGTTTTGCGCATCTTTTGGGCTTTTGTAACATAGAAAATATCACTATCTCTATCCCAAACTAATTGTACATGCGCTTGCGGGTGGTCCCAACCGAAATCCATCCCATTAATAACGTAAAAATGCTTAGGGATAGTGAAAGCATCACAAGTTAAGAATTCCTCACTCAAGTCATATATCCTACCATGACCAAGCATCGGCGTACCTTTAGACCTCATATCTCTTTGATGAGACGGATAGCTAGCCAGTAGTCGCTCTGACTTTTCAGGGCTTATATGTGGAGCGTCCCCCCACCCTTTCATCATAAAGAATTGGTCTGAGCTTGGTTCGTCCATAAATTGAATAACTAAATCAGTACGGCCATTCTCCGGGGTGAATGTATAAATACCTCGACCACCCCGCCCTTTATCTCCATTGATAGTACGAGTTAATAACTGAGGTCTAATCTTTTGGTCTCTAGGTTCTTCGTCAACATGAAACCAGTCTACAACATCGCCCATGATAGCGTGTTGACCTTGGGCGTATGACCAAAATTGCACGCTTGAAACACCAAGTTTATGCTTGACCCTGACTGTCCTCATGGCGTTAACTGTACCGCCGGAACTTTCGTGGCTCAGTATTTTGTCAGCCGGAACTAACCCACCCTCAAAGCTTCCGTCAACCATCTTACCGAATAAAGCGGTTTGCAATAGGTCTCGCGTTTTCTCCATCGAGTAACCGAGCAACCAGCAAAGCGGCGGGAACTCGAACTCATGACCTTGGTAATCATCAGGATAATCACCGAGCAAATGGAGCGCGTCCAAATCGGTGCCAGTGTAAGTCTTGCCTATTTGGTTAGCGGCACAAAGGCAGCACTCGAAATATTCTTTAGTGGCTGTAGCGAATTCCTTTTGCCAAGGATAAAAGGAATCATATACAGATTTATATAAGATAGACTTTTGGTAAGTATCCTCTTGCTCTAGCAATGCTAGCAACTCGATTTCCTCGGTTTCTGTTAGTTGTTTAGCTGAATTCACTATTTGAAACCCTCCTGTTTTAATGGTGCGGTTAACTTCTCTCTATATGAGTACTATTTCTGTTTAGCTAGTAACGCTTGTATTCTTGCTTGGCGGTCTTCTTTTGTTAATCCATCAGATGCCATCGAACCATCTGAGCTAGTATGGTCAATCTTATCTGAGAATAAAGCCAAATGTTTACCGAGCAATTCATAGCCTTTATAAGCGCTTTTAGGGTCTTCGCTTGCTACTAGGTTGTCCGTTAACTCTTTAATGCCGTTAAGAACGTAATCGGCCGTTATACCAGTACTTTCGCTACGTTCAGCCATTGCTTGCTGTATAAAAGAGGAAATATTAGGTTTTCTGAGGTTTTCTGTACCAATCGCACATGCTGTTTTCTCTGAATAGCCAGCCCTGATAGCGGCTTGAGTCGCGTTCAAGTCAAGTAAATATTCTTTACAAAAGAGCCTTTGCTTAGCGGTTAGTTTACCAATGACGGCACTATCTTTTTTATTTTGCTTTGGGGGTGTACCCTTCTTGTTATTCATAACTCACCTTGTGTTTCCCGAATTAACGGATATTATAACATTTTTACCCAGTAAAACAAAAAAGCCCCGCAAGTGCGAGGCTAACTAGTGTACTTTGTATATTAAATAAGCAGCGATAAATATCGTCACTCTATATTATTTACGCTAATACTCTGAATTTCTCAAAGTTACTTTGTTGTATATCACTTGCTGAGAAAGTTAGTTTGGCTTTCTTTCTCCACCTACCGATATAATCTAAATCACCGTCTATCGTTTTATATTCAATGTACTCGCCTGAGTTAAATGTTTCTAATTCAGTGACTACAGTTGTCAGTGGTATAGTAACACCGTCAGTTATTTCTTTAGTCTCCAGACCTACCTCTGGTTGCATAACTAAAGTTGGTGTTGATGATGTTATATCATAACCAAGGTTAACTCTTATCGTTGAGCCTATTTCGTTAAAGTTTAAGTTACTCATTATCGACCTTCTTTTCACTATGTTTAATATGTTTGCCCGGTGCTTTTTCGTAAATCTCAGCACCAGCGCCAATCAATACCGCCGCTAAAATAGCTGGTAAAACAAGTCTAGTTAACCACCAAAAAAACCAGCCTTGCCATTTTCTTGATGTTTCAATGACTGGTTTGTCATGTGATTTATAAGTCTCCATAAAGTCGGACATCTTTTCGTTCAAAGCCACTTGATGTTTATCCCGCTCTTTTCTTGCTGATTCGATAGAGAGAAATTCACTGAACTTTTCAGCCATATCAGTCATTGCATTTTCTAGTTTATTTAACCTCTGCTCATTCATAGTTTATTACGTTTTTTGATTGACTTATGCTTTATTGTATCAGCACAGAACAAAATAAGCACTATTGCGCGACATATGCAAAACAGTATAAGTGATATCTCGTATACGGTTTTTAATTCTCCCGATTGGAGCAAGTGAGCAGATAAAGACAATATGAGCGTACAAAGACAGATGTTCGATATCGTTATAAATGAATGTTTCAACTGCTTCATAGTATCCGTACGCCCCATATAATGCCGATTCTACAGCTAAGATGATTGATAAAAAAAAGGATTATAGCACACGCTACCTTACTTTTATTGTTTTCACAGCATGTAAACACGTATGAGTAAATGACAAATGTCAATAGATATAGACTGCAACTAGT